TTCTCGGGGAGTCCCGTCACGACGAAGTAGCCCTTGTCCGAGAGCTTGACGGCCGGATCCCGAACCGGTCCCGCCTTGCTCGCCTTGGCTTCGGCATCGCGGACCGCCTGTGCGGCCTTGGCGAGCGCAGTCTTCGCGGCGCTCGGCATTGCGTCGAACTGCTGCTGCGTGATTCCCAACGATCCGAGGTTGACGGGGGAGACGTTCGTCGCCTTGGCCGCGACGTCTGATAGCTTCTCCATGGAAACCTCCAAGCGGCACGACGGCCGCAACCTGGAAGGTCGGCCGCGCCGTGTTACTTTGTGTAACGCACGACGGGCGAATTGGCGCAAGTCGTTTCATTGCAGCCGGTTGCGTGCCGAAAATAAAGTTTGACGGCCGCCTCGGCGCAGGTCAGAACGTGTCCCTGGAGACACGTGTCCCGCGAGACACGGTGCGTGGTGGGCTGACGGTGGACCACGCGCCCCGCGCCTGTCCCACGAGCCCCGCCTAGGCGGGATTGTTCCAGGGGTGGGTGGGCCATCATCTCGGTGGGGTCGGGTCCCATCTTCAGCGCCTTTGATTTTTTCAAAAACCCCTTCGTATCCCACTACCCAGGGCAGATTCACTACACTGAGACCCCCACTACCAAGGCCCGATTCGTACCCTCGAGACCCCTGGAGCGTGTCACCGCGTCCACAGTGGCGCTGGCGGCTGGCCTGGCGTATCTTCCCTGCGTGCTTCCGCTCTGCATCCCGGTCGACGGCCCGATGCGCCAGGACCACCTCCTGGGGCTCGACGGGCACTGCCAGCGCTGCCACGAGCGCCTGGGGCCTGCGCCGCTCGCGGTGCCCCCGGAGCCGCTGTTGGTGGACCGCGTGGAGCCGCGGCGCGCCCCAGAGGTGCTGCGCCACGAGATCCAGGTCGCGCCGGCGATACTCGAGCCCCGCGCCGCGCCGCCCGCGCCCGCACCGCCTGTTGAGGAGCAGGGCCAGGCGCTCACCGACGAGGAGCTCCCGCAGCACCGGGCTGAGGCACGCAAGGCCGTGCGGGTGTTCCTGGGGGTCACAGGAAAGAGCGCCGACGCCGAGGACGTGCGGTACGGTCTCGTCCTGCACGTCGGCCGTCTGGTGGGGTTCAAGCCCGAGGACATCGCCGACTTCGCCGAGCTCCCGCGGGCGTTTTGCAGGGAAGCTGTGGGTCGCCTGCGTGCGGCGGGCATCGTCGCTGGCACGTGGCTCTCCGACGTCGCTTTCGACCGTCTGCTGGAGGATGCCGCGAAGGCTGAAGGGAAGCGGGGGCGGGGCGGTCACAAGGGAGACGGGCTGCCCTTCTGCGTGCGGTTCGCGCTCTACACCCTCGTCGCGGAAGGGGCCTGCGAGCACGACCTGGCCAACGACACCTTCCGCATGAGGCCTTGACGCCGCGCCCCGCCGCGCCTATCTTCCCCCCAAGATCGCATCTCGCCGGGGCGAAGAGACAGCCCCAACCAGCCCACGCGGACCTCGCCCGTGCCGGAGGGGAAATCACACGGGCGGGGCTTCTTCTTGACGACAGGCGTATCCTCAACTCGCCAAGTTGCCGTGGGTGGCGTGACTTCCACCCGAGGAAACAGGTGGAAAACCGAACCGACAACATCCTGCAGTTCGCACCGCGCCCCGCGCCGGCACCGCTGGCCCGAGCCGCGTAGTCGTGGGGCCCGGGGGTGATGACGACCCCCGGGTCCTGTTCTTGAGGGGGGTGTGAAAGTGGTCGAGGACACGCGGACCAAGCAGGAGATCGCGCGTTTCGGCGGGACAGCCACGAAGAAGGCCGACAGCTCGGGTGACGCCGCGGACAAGAGCGCGGTGCAGGAAGGCATGAAGCCCGGAACCCTGGCTGCGGCGGCGCGGAAGGCGGCTGCGAAGCGCGAGGCCGCCAAGGGGACGGAGAAGAAACTGCAGGAGAAGGAGCAGATGAAGCCCCTCACGAAGCCCTCTCCGAGCCCGAGCCCCATCATGTCCCCGATGCCCATGAAGAAGAGCTCCATGCTGAGGAGCATGAGCGGAAGGCGGGCGTGAAGCGCAGGAAGCGTCGGGAGCGGGCATCGCGGTTTCTCGAGCCCATCAACGTCTTGGCGCGGCAGCTCTTCACCCCCGAGCATGAGGCTGAGATCCAGCGCAAGAACACCGCGGCGTTGCGCTGGGCGGTGACGGAGGGGAGGAAACCCCTGCCGTGAGCCTCAAGGACTGGCTCTCCACCGCCCGCGGGCTCGTGGCTCTCGTGCACGAGGTGCGGCGCCTCGCGGACGCAGCCGAGCGCATCGCCGATCACCTGGAGGGAAAGCGTGTCGAAGGAGACCCCGGAATCGAGCTCATCCACACCGACGAAGCCGACCAGGCCCGCGACTGGGACGCCGCCCAGCGCTTCACGGATGATGCCCGGTAGGCCCGCCTGCCCCGCCTGTTCGAGCCTCCTCGACCCCTCGGGTCGGGACTGGCTTTGCCTGGAATGCGGGCTCCTGATGACGCCCCCGATCCTCGGCCTGCGCGATGCGTAATCCCCACTCGCTGCTCCTCGAGAAGAAGCCCAACGTCCTCGTGGAGCGGTGCCTCGCGGATTTCGAGCGCGAGGTTGGGGGGCGCGCCGTGCTCGTGGAGCTCCTCGCCCACGGTCCCCACGACGAGGAGGTGGATTATCTCTGGAGCCTCCTCGCGGACCCCACCGCCCAGGAGCGCTCCCTCGCCAAGCTCTGCCTCGATGGGGGGATCAAGCCGCAGCGGATGATCCAGCTCATCCGCGAGGGCGAGATGGCCAAGGCCCACACGCGGTCGCTCCGCAAGGTCGCGCGGATGCTGCCCGACGTCACCGAGGACGCCATGCGCCGGGCGCTCCCGCGGAAGGTGAAGTGCCCCGAGTGCTTCGGCAAGAACGCCGCCTGTGGCGCCTGTGACGGCACGGGGCGCGTGGAGAAGGAACCCTCGCTTCAACGGCAGAAGCTCGCTTTGGAGCTCGGGGGATTGACGCAGAAGTCCCCCGGGATCGTCGTGCAGCAGAACCAGTTCACCGCCATGCAGGCCCAGGGGCTCAGGGACTTCCAGGTGAAGAGCGACAGGGCGCTCTACGATACTGTGGACGCCGAGGTCACGGAAGAGTGAAAGCCCCCCAGCGGGATCCAGTGACGCGCGACGGTCAGGACTGGATCCCCAGTGGGAACCCGTATCGTGTCGATCTCCCGCTGTGGCGTGCTTGGCCGGCGCCGCGCACGGGGCCTTGGACATGCTGGAAAGATCCCGTGCGCGCGTCATGCACCACTTCTACGTGATGAAATGGAGCCTACCCCTCTGGCCTGCTTTCGCAGTGCGCTGCGCCGTGGAGCCTGTCATCCACGTCCTGGCGTGTTCCGGGGTTCGGGCGCTGGAACAGAAGCTAGCAGGGCTTTCTCCCACCTGAGGCGCAGTGTATCACCCTGAGGTGGTGGCCGCGTCCGTCTCCCGCCTCGAGCAGGCCTTCGACGTGGAGCTCTGGGAGTACACGCTCCCCCAAGTCGAGGAGTGGGTTCAGCGCCTCGACGCTCTCTGGGACCCCGAGACCGAGACTCAGCGCCGGCCCTTCAAGCCCGACGAGGCGGCCTTCGTCGCCAACGAGAGGCTGATGGGCAAGGCTGGGTTCGAATACTGGGCCGAGCGCTACGCCACGATCTCCTCGGGAGGCGCCGGGCTCATGAAGCTGAGGTTCTGGGACTCCCAGCGCCTCATCCTCGACCGCATCGGCACGATCGAGCGCGAGGCCCGGGCGCTCGGCGCGGATGCGGACGGTGTGCTCATCAACGTGCTGAAGGCCCGGCAGCTCGGCTGCTGCTTGCATCCGGCTACACGGGTGCTCACGGCGGATCTGCACTGGATCGAGTTGCAGAACGTGAAGGTGGGACAGGCCCTCGTGGCTGTGGACGAGTTTCCACCTGGGGGCCGGGGAGCTGGGCGGAAGATGCGGCGGGCTGTAGTAGAGGGCGTGGCTGATGTGTTCGAGCCGGCCTTCTTTGTGGAGTTGGACAACGGTGCAGGGTTCATTGCTACCGCTCCCCATCGCTTCCTGTGCCTGCGCCGGGGCAACACGGCTACGGAATGGCGGGCTGTTGGGGCGCTGCGGCTTGGAGACAGCGTCCGCTATGTTACGAAGCCTTGGGGGGTCGCGCTTTACGAAGACGGCTGGATGGGTGGGATGTTGGATGGGGAGGGGAGCCTTGCGTTGCCGAGCCGCACAGGGGCGTCTGTTACTTGCTCACAGGTCGCAGGGCCGGTTTACGAGCGGGTTTGTGCCTACTTGGCTGAGCGGGGGTACTCGTGGCGTGAGGAGCGGGACCTTCGGAAGGGGGGTTTGACGAGTAAATTCGGACAGCAACCCCTGTACAAGGCCGTTGTTGGTCGGATGGACGAGCTGTTTCGGCTTGTTGGGCAGACGCGGCCTACGAGGTTCCTGGCGCGGGATTGGTGGGAGGGGAAGGAACTCCCAGGGAAAAAGTCTGGTGAGGGCTGGGCTAAAGTCGTGCGGGTTTCAGCGCTTGGCTCGCAGCGGATGATTGATCTCCAGACTACGACTAAGACCTTCATCGCGGAGGGCTTCGTCTCCCACAACTCCACGCTCTCTCAGGCGATGGTCGCGCACAGGATCACGACGCAGGCGGACATCTTCGCTCTCGTTGCGGGCGACGTGCCGGCGCAGAGCACCTTCATTATCGACATGTTCCTGCGGATCCTCGACCACCTCCCGTGGTGGATGCGCGTGGGGCTCAAGACCCGGGTGGAAACCTTCCCCCAGGAGCTCGAGTTCATCACTGGGAGCCACGTCTGGGGCCGCGCCGGGGACTCCACCCGCGGCGAGAACGAGAAGAAGGGCAACCTCGGGCGCGGGCAGACCGTCTCCACGCTCACCCTCACCGAGCTCTCGACCTGGGCCCACCCCGAGCAGATCGACGACGCGCTCATGCCCGGGGTCCCGGTTCACCCTCGCACCCTCGCCATTTTCGAGAGCACGGCCAAGGGCACCGGCAACTGGTGGGACAAGCAGTGGCGGGAGAGCAAGCGGGGGATCGGGAGGTTCAAGCCGATCTTCATCCCCTGGTACGCCGAGCCTCGCAAGCACCGGAGACCGGCACCCGCGGAATGGGGCCCGAGCGACGACACGCTGCAGCACGCCAGGCGCTGCGAGGAGGGGTCCTCGTACTGGATGGGGAAGCCCCTCACCCTCACGCGCGACCAGCTCTACTGGTACGAGCAGACGAAGGCCACGCACAAGCTCAAGGGCACGCTGTGGAAGTTCATCGAGGAGTACCCCTCCACCGATGACGAGGCCTTCCAGGTTGGTGGGCACGGCATCTTCACCCCCGAGACCATGGACCGTATCGTCACCCAGGCCCGCCCTATCGCCGCGGTGCTGGACGTCCTGCCTCGGAAGGACCTCGTGCTCGAGACCGCCGAAGAACAGGGGCTCCCGGCGTTCGACCTTCCCCCAGGCTACGGTTTCAGGTGGCGGGAGGAGCTCCCCGCGGTCGCGGACCTCGAAGCCCTGGAAGACTGCCTCCTGATTTGGGAACCCCCGCGCAAGACCCAGCGCTACATGATCTCGGTGGACGTCTCGGGGGGTGTTGGCGCCGACCGCTCCGTCGTGGACGTCACCCGGATCGGCACCGTGGAGGAGCCCGACGAGCAGGTCGCGCAGTTCGTCTCGGCCTGGACCACGGGCAGGAAGCTCGCCCTCATCATCGACGCTGTGGGGCACCTCTACAGAGGGGTCGAGGACGAGGCCCAGGTGGCGATCGAGAACAACTTCGGGCTCGGGCTCGGGGTGCAGGACGAGCTCCAAATCCACCTGGGCTACCGGAACTTCTGGATCTGGCGGGTGCTGGACGCGCGGAGCCCGGAGAAGCGCTACACCACCCGCATCGGGTTCTGGACGAACCGGCGCACGCGGCCCCTCATCCTCGAGCGCTTCGTGGACGCCGTGGAAACGACGGACCTCGTGACCGGCTACTCCGACCTGCGCCTCAACTCCCCGCACATCTTCCACGAGATGCGCCGGTTCATCGCCCCGCCCGGTGAGGGCCTCGTGATGGCCGCGGCGGCCCCTGGCGCCCACGACGACTGCATCATGAGCGCGGCGATCGGGGAGCACTGCGCCCACACCACGCTCTACGAGGACGGCGAGCCCACGGCCGAGAAGCGCCGGCGCCTGCACGAGGAGGCCACGCACCGCGAGGAGCTCGCCGAAAAGCAGCTTGCAAAGCGGGACTTCCAGAACACCCCGGTCACGTCCGAGTTCATGGAGACCGGCGTCGACACCGACAACTACGGGAGCAGCCTCTACACGTGGCCTTGACCCCGCGTGCTAGGATCCCCGGCAGGAGGGGCTGAATGGGTGCCTTCACGTTCGGTGGCCGTGTGGTTCTGGGAGGCGGCGCCGAGACCCTGAGAGCCCTGCTGGAGGCCCTTCCCCTTGTAGCCCCCAAGATCAACGCCGTTCGAGGTTTCGCCGTGGTCTCCATGCGCGCGGATCCCACGAACGCCGGCACGGTCTTCTGGTCCGATGACCCCGCCGTCACCACCACGAACGAGCTGCGCTGCGGCTACCTCACCGCAGCCGAGGCCTACAACGTGGCCGTGCGGAGCCATATCGGGCTCGAGGGGATCGTCCTCGTGGGCACCCCGGAGGACGCCGTCTTCGTCAACCTGGTCGAGGCATGAGCAGCGGGTACGGCTTCGTTCGCACCGTGCCTGTGTCCGTGTGGACGCGGCGCAAGAACGCTCTTCGTTGTCGCTGGCGTTGGGCCCGCTACTACACGCGGCGTGCTTGGTGGTGGCTGCTGGGGTACAAGGCGTAGATGGGGGGATTCGCTCACTACGACTTCCCGGCTGGTGGCGGCCCGCCCCCGGTGGGTCCGGGTGCCGTCCCCCTTGGCGGGATCATCCTGTGGAGCGGCACAATCTCCACGATCCCCGTCGACTGGGCCCTCTGCGACGGCATTGCCAACGCCCCGGGCCCGGACCTGCGGGACAAGTTCGTGGTGGGCGCGTCGGTCGACGATGGTGGGGTCGCCAAGACCACGATCGAGGGCGCCCCGGTCCAGTCCGGTGGCGTAACCGGCCATTCCCACTCCGCGCACGCAAACCTCTCTCACGCGGGGCTCACGATCGGGGACCACACGGGCCTGACACACGGCCTGACGATCGCCAACCACCCTGACCTGACGCACGCAGCGCTCTCCCACGCCGCCAGTACCTTCACCCCTCCCGACCACTCGGTGCCATCGCAGGCCGTGAGCATCGGGGGGCTGACGCACGGGGACCTGTCGCTGGCCTCACAGATCGTGAACGTGGTGGGCTTGACCCACGCCGACATCTCGGTGCCCTCGGGAGTCGTGAACGTGGTGGGGCTCAGCCACGCGGACCTGTCGGTCCCCTCAGCGAGTGTTAGCAACGTTGGCCTGACCCACGCCGATATCAGCTTGGCGTCTTTCTCAGGAACGCAGGCCAGCAACACCGGGTCTGTTGCTTCCCGCCCAGGTGTAGCGTCCTTCGCATCTGGTACGAACCGCTCGGGCCTTGTTAGCTGGTCGAGTGCTACGTTTTCGGTTGTATCTGCCACCCACACGCATGCGGCCAGTACCGTAACGCTACCCTCCCACCCTACGCACTCTGGGATCGCAGCGGCCCAGACTATCACCCGCCCCAGCCACCCCACGCACACAGGGGCGGCGCCCGCGGTGACGGTTACAGAGGCGAGCCACCCCACGCACACGGGCTCCACACCTGCCGTTACCCAGACGATTGCAAGCCACCCCTCGCACACCGGCAGTGAGCCAGCCCTCACCCTCACGCACGGTGGGATCAGCTTCCCCTCGCTCTCCCACCAAGCCATCGGCACACACGCGGGAACGGACTACGGGGTCCACACCTTCACGGCGCCCGCAGACCATGGTGTCGCTGGGACCCTCGCCCACAGCTTCAGCGAGCCCAACGACCATACGGTCTCGGCCCACGACACGGTTCTGAGCCTGCCGAACTACTTCGCGCTCGCCTACATCCAGCGGGTGGCGTGATGGGGCCCCGGCATCGTGCTGCAACGGCACGTTGGCGGGCGGCCCACCGACCTGCTGTGAACAAGACCCACCGCGCGTGGCTCGTGGCCCGCGGGGGCTCGGCGCGGTACAAGCGGCAGTTCCTACAGGAGCGCATTGAGAAGCTGGCCGTGTTGAAGGCTGGGCCTTGCGGCGACTGCGATGGCCACTTTCCTCCTGTCGCCATGGACTTTGACCACGTGTGTGGTGAGAAGGTGCACACCGTATCGTGGTTGCTACGCAACTCGACATGGGAAGCTGTCATCGCAGAAGTTGCCAAGTGCGACCTTGTCTGTGCGAACTGCCACCGTATTCGGACGGCCAACCGGGGAGAGTCGACTCCCCACAGGTACAGAAAGGAGGCTTGAATGTCCCAAGACGGGACCGGGCTGGCACTCGTTGCCTGCCCGACCTGACCTACGCCGGCAAGCAGTACTCCCTCGAGCCCTGGCTCGCCATGTACCACGCCCTCACCTACGAGGCGAAGCGTGCGTACCAGGTCGACAACACCCGAATCTCCAAGCAGTACTTCGAGCTCCTGCGCACCAAGGGCATCGACTGCACCCACCTCACCCCGTGGCCCGATTGGGACAGGACCTTCCTGCGCTGCTGGGAGCTCATCCTCGAACGCGCGAAGCAGCTCAACGCCTACTGGATCTACTCGGTGGAGGCCGACAACATCCCGGCGCCCGAGTCCCTGCAGATGATGGTGAACCTCGCCCTCTACGGCAAGGTCCACCTCGTCACGCACGCCTACCCGATGCACGCCACGGCTGCACAGGCCTCTGGAATTCCCGAGGACTCCTGGTACTACCACGAGCTTGGCTGCATGCTGATGACCCGCAGCCTGCTGCAGCGCGCGCTCGACGAGTTCGAGGAGTACGGCAACATCGCCGCGGCGATCTTTGGGACGGAGAGCCGTTACTTGGGGGGTTACGTGAAGCTCACCAACTGCTTCGAGGTGAAGCACCTCGACGGGTACGAAATGAGCTTCCAGAACCTGGGCCCGAGTGTCGTTCCAGGGCTCATCTGCCCCACGCCGCTGATGCCCCCGGACTTTGGCACAATCCTGCCGCCGGCCCTTCAGGAGGCCCAGTGAAGCACCGGCGCCTCGACATTGGTGGTGGGACCCAGCCTCGGGATCCCGAGCGCTTCACCTCGGTGGACGTGCACGGCGCTCCCGACGTCAGGGCCAACCTCTGGGAGCTGCCCTTCTCGAACGAGAGTATCGAGGAAATCTGGAGTTCCCACACTCTCGAGCATGTCCCCTCGAACCGTGTGGTCCCAGCCCTGCGCGAGTGGTTTCGTGTCCTCTGCCCAGGAGGTCGCGCCATCGTTTCGGTCCCCAACTTCGACTACGTGGCCAAGTACTGGCTCACCGGGCCGGATCGGGAGTGGGCCCACGCCTTGGTCTTTGGCCTACAGCGTGACGAGGGGGACTTCCACCGCTGCGCCTTTACCCCGGCGCTCCTTAGGGGGGACTGTGAGGCCGCGGGGTTCCAGGTGAAGAACCTCGCTCATGAGTGGAGCTACACCCAGGAGACGATCAAGGCAGTCTGCGTGAAGCCCCGGTTGCCTCCCGTGCTACCCTCACCGCAAAAGGAGATCGCATGATTCTTCGTCTCGAGATCCCAGACGCCCTCTACGAGCTCTACAGCGCCCACGCCCGCGGCGACGAGAGCAAGGTCCCGGCGCTCCTCGTCCAGCAGCTCGACCGCTTCCGCCGCGTGAGCCTCACCGACCGGATCCTCATCATCGACCCCCACCACCGTGCCAAGCTCGAGGAGCTGCTCTCGCACCCGACCCCCCAGATCGCCGACGCCAAGGACCTGCTCGCCCGCGTGGACGCCCTCGCCCACATCGAGATCGGTGGGGTGGCGGTGCGCTTCAACCAGCGAGACCTCACGGCCCTCGCCAGCTACGCCGAGAAGAACAACCTCTCGGTGCAGGAGGCCGTGGAGTACACGGTGCAGCGGATGAAGGACAACTTCATGTCCTACGCTCCCGAGGCCACGGCCGCCGCGGCGATGCCCCTCGGAGAGGCGCCTGAGGAGGTGGAGGCTGCTCCCTCGGCGCCGCCGCTCCCGGACGCCGTCATCGAGGAAGTCGACGTCCTCGCCGCCGCTGCGGTGCCCCCGCAGGTGGTGGATCCCCGCGCCATGGTTGGCGATCCCGACGCCGGCTACGAGGAGGAGGGGCGTGGGAGGCTCCTGAACCCCTCCACGGTGGATCCCGCGGACCAGAAGATCCAGCCCAGGAAGCCCACCCCGCACGTGCATCCGAAGCGGCGGGTGAACCTGCAGACCCCGGCTGAGACTGGGGACGCCCCGCGCCCCGCCGGCTACGGGGCCGGGAGCCGTGGATGAACACCCTTGACTGGGAGTGTGGAAGCTGTGGGCTCGTGAAGGAGTTGTCGGGCTACAGCTCTTCCAACCCCCCGCTGTGTGACCACAAGCGGGACCTGGGCAACGGGACGACAGGCGGCATTTTGCTCCCGCCGCTGCCCATGGAGATCCTCTGGAGCGTCTCCCGCATCTCCGCCTGGGAGCGCCCATGGAAGTACTGGGACAAGGACGGCAAGGAAGGCGAGTTCAAGAGCATCGCCGACGTGCGGCGCTACGAAAGGGACTGTGAGCGCCGCGCCGCCGCTGGCGAAGGCAACATCGAGGTCGCGGCCCAATTCTCCATGGACCGTTCGAACCGCATCGACCCGGTGTGGAAGCGCCCCACCTTCAAGCCCAACCCCTTCACCCGCAGCGGCAAGCGCATGGTGTTCCGCCGTGGTGAGGCGGTAGCGAGGGACCACGGCCGTGGCTGAGACAGACCTCCTGGACGGCCTGCACAGCGGAATCGGGGGTTTCTTCCAGCGCAACGACAAGCGCATCCACGGCTGGGTCCTGGAGCAGGCCCAGGAGGGGGACCGCATCAACCGCTCCGACCCCCTCTTCAACAAGATCGACGAGAACATGGCCTACGTCTGTGGGGACCAGCTCACGCACTCCCGCCCGGGCTACGTCCCGAAGGTCATCATCAACGAGACGAAGAGGACCCTTCGTACTCACGCCTCCGCGCTCACCGACATCCGGCCACTCTTCGCCTGGCGCGTCGCCAACCCCGCCTTCGCCGACGCCTCTGCTGCCCTGAACCAGCTCCTCATCGTCTGGTGGGTCACGCGCTTCACCGACCTCGCTCTCTGTGACGTCATCAAGTACGGCCTTGCGGCCGGCTCGGGAGACGGAATCCTCGAGTTCGACGACACGCTTCCCGGGGGCGGCGACAGCGTGCTCATTCCGCGGGATCCGCGCGACACCCTGCCCATTCGGCCTTCCCACAGCACCCGCGTCCAGGACTGGGGCGGCGTGGTGCTGCGCCAGGAGGTGGACCCCGGCAAGCTCGCCGCCAAGTACCCCGAGAAGGTCGCTTCGATCCTCGCCGGCGCAACGACAGGTGGGAGGCTGGGCCAGCTCTTCACCCGCTTCCTTCGCCACAACCCGGTGGCCACGGGTACGCTGGACGGGCTCTCCCGCGCCAAGAGCGGCCCGCAACTTCCTGCGGCGGGCATCCAGACCTACAACGCCTACTTCAAGGACCGGAGCATCAACCGCAGCACGCAGGCCGTGCTCGTGGGGCCGCCGGGCGCCAACTACTCCTACCTGGTGCAGCCCGGACAGGCCCTCTACCCGCGCGGGCGCCTCGTCGTCGTCACCGAGAACGACACCTTCTACGACGGCCCCAATCCCTACTGGCACGGCATGTTCCCAGTGGGTCGCTTCTCCCCCGATCCGTGGCCTTGGAGCTTCTTCGGTATCCCCGTCACGGGGGACATGCGCCCTCTGCAGGACGGCATCAACAGCGCCACCAACTGGTTGCTTTCGAACCTCTCCCAGCATGTGCGCCGCGGCACCCTGTGGGACAGCCGCACCTCGGACGCCCTCATCAAGCAGTTCAACGCCGAGGAACCGCACTGGAAGGTCCGCTACAACATGCAGTACGGCGAGAGCTTCAAGCTCGCCGAGGTGGCCCAGGTCCCGGCGTGGGGCTTCCCCTTCCTCCAGTTCCTCTTCACGAAGTTCCAGGAGCTCGGGGAGACCAGCAACTTCCAGCAGCTCCTCCAGCTTCGCCAGGTTCCTTCCGGGGAGACGCTGGAGCGCTACCAGAATGCCCTCACCCCTGGGATCCGTCTCGAGGGGCGCTACCTCGAGTACTTCCTGCGGGACATGGCCCATATGCTGTTGTGCAACATCTTCCAGTTCTACAGCGCCAAGCGCCGCTACAGCCTCATTGGAGAGGCCGGCGTGGTGCTCGCGGACGTGGACTGGGATCCCAACACGATGATCCCGGCCATGCAGCCCTCGGACCCGGGCTACACGCCGGAGCTGGACGCCAAGCTCGGCCGGGACGAGCGAGCGCAGGCCTTCAAGAACCTCTTCACCTTCTACGTCGCACCGAACTCGCTGCTGGCGATGAACGCCCAAGAGCAGAAGCTGCTGTACCTGCAGCTCTACAGGATGGGGCTCGTGGATCGCTGGACCCTCATGGAGAAGCTGGAGATCCCCAACGCGGGGACACCTCCACCGATCCCGCTTCCGGTGGCTGGTGCGCCGCCTGTGCCCCAGCCCGTCGTGGATCCGAACACCGGGATCCCACAGGTGGACCCGATGACCGGCCAGGTGGCGGTCCAGATGGTGCCCCAGACCGAGGTGCGGGTTCCGGTGACGATCACCGAGAAGCTCATGGCCGAGCAGGTCATGGGGATTGCTGCGGCGCCCTCAGCGGCAGGAAGGCCCCCGAGCGGGCAGGCCATGCCGAAG